CGACAGGAGGTGCTGAGCCTCTCATCATTGGCAAGGCTGCAAGTTTTCAACCGACTGCTCGCGCCATCGGACTCAACTGCATTGCCAGCGGTCAAGGTCTTGTGGTCGGTGATGACACTTCTGTTCCTGATGTTTTATCGGACAATGAAGTGTATATCTTGGCATCACATTCTCAGGTTTACGGAAACGGACCAGTGTATGCCATTGGCGACGCCATTTTTGCTGAGTTTGATGCTGCTACGTCCAACCCGCTGATACTGATTGGCAATACTCTTGATCTCGGCAAGATGGGGCGTGGTGGCGCGTTTGGTCACACGATTTTATGCGATGGGCCAAGTACAGCGACTGGCGGCGCGTTCCTGGCATACGGGCGCACGCTGCGATTTACGCTGACTGATACATTTAACTGGGTTGTTTTTGGGCAGGAGTACCGCATTGGCGCAACTACAAAAATCACGTTACCGGCTGGTCGTGGTGGCGTTATTGTGGGGCACGGCGCTGGCGCTGGCGCAACCCGCAATGAAATCGACTTTGGCTCAGACGGCCTATCTCGCTATCGCGGCACTGCGCTTCGCCCTGAGACAAACGGCGTCGGTCGCCTCGGCAACAATGCAGCAGGTTGGGGCGCGCTGTTCATGGACTACACGAACACCACGCCGGGTACTACGGGAAACCAGACCATCAACAAGCCATCTGGCCGCGTGAACATTGCTGCTGCTGGCACTTCTGTAGTCGTGACAAACTCGCTTGTGACAGCGGCTTCTAACGTCATGGCGATGGTCTGCAACGGCGCAGCTATTGCCGTGCAGCGCGTTGTTCCGGCTGCTGGATCGTTCACGATTCATCTGGACGGCGTCGCTCCGTCGGAAACGGCGGTTGCGTTCTTCGTCGTCGGCGCAGATTAAATAGCCGCACCCGCCCGGTTGGCGGGTAACGCACTGCTGAGATAGCAGAGCGACTAGAGAGAGGCCCTTCGGGGCCTTTTTTATTGCACCGCTGAGATAGCGGCGCTCATCCGATAAAGGCCCTTTGGGGCCTCATGGAAACTATGTCCGAAACACTTGAGACAGGGGCTGTCACGCCCATCGAAAGCCAAGAGCCTGTAGCACCTGCGCAGGAATCCCACGAGGAACCGAAGCAGGAAGCAGAACAGGAGCTCGAGAAGGATCCTCAGACTCCTAAGACGTACACGCAAGAAGATCTGGATAGGATCGTCAAGAAGGTTCGATCCAACACGAAGTATCAGACCCGCAAAGAAGTTGAGGCTGAAGTGTATCGCCAGGTGGCGATGCGCCAGCCTGAACCGCAACCGCAGGCCAAGCCAGCAGACGCAGAGCCCTTGCGAGATGCGTTTGACGACTATGAATCGTTCCTCGAGGCGCGTACTGCGTGGATGACCAAACAGGTTATCAAAGCAGAACGCGAAACCGAGAGGAAGCAAAGCGCTGAACAGGCGCGCGCTACTGAAGCGCAGCAGTTGCAGGCCCGCTACCAGGAATCGGTTGAAGCGGCTCGGGCATCCATGCCCGACTTTGACGAGGTTGTGGAGTCGGCTGATATCCCTATTACGGAGCACATCCGGAGTGCCCTTCTGGACTCCGATGTTGCGGGGAAGCTCACCTACCACCTTGCCAAGCATCCGGAGGAAGTCGAGCGTATTTCTAGGCTATCGCCTGTTGCTCAAATAAAGGCAATAGCTATGCTGGAATCGTCCTTTTCCCAACCGGCCAAGACAACCAAGGCCCCCGCACCCATCAAACCGATTGGTGCTTCGTCCTCCTCTACTAAAGACCCGGCACGCATGAGCATGGTCGATTACAGAGAATGGCGAAAGACGCAGGGGCTTCGCTAATCCCTTTTCTGGAGTGCAATCATGTCTAATACTCTTATCCCATGTTCCATCATTGCCAAGGAAGCCCTTGCGGTGCTGGAAAATATGTTGTCGTTCTCCAAAGGCGTCAATCGCAACTTTGAGTCCGAGTTCGGCTCGAATCAGTCGCGCGGTTACTCCCCTGGGCAAACCATCAACATCAAGCGCCCTCCGCGCTACACCTACCGCGCAGGCCGCGTTGCGGTGCCTCAGAGCACGGTGGAATCAACTGTTGCGCTGACCCTGACTCAGGGCGGTACTGACATCAATTTCACCGCGATTGAGCGCACGCTTTCGCTGCAACAACTGAACCAAAAGCTGCAAGCCGCTATGGCCACTGTGGCCAACGAAGTGGATCGGCAAGGCCTGGATCTGGTGCGGACTACGGTGTATCAGTCTGCTGGCACTCCTGGCTCGCCTCCAAGTTCGTCACAACTTGCGGTGCAACTGCTGGCCGGCGCTAACCAGCGTCTTGACGAGTTGGCTGCGCCTCGAGATGGGAACCGCTGCCTAATTATGGGGCCGGCGCTCAATGCAAGCCTTGTGTCTGGCTTCTCGGGCCTGTTCAACAACCAGTCCAAGCTAGACAAGCAGTACAACAGCGGGCTGTTTGTGGATGCGCTGGGGTTCGCTGCCAACCTGGACCAGAACGTGGGGCGTCACGCTAACGGCTCGCAGAGCGTCACCGGCACTAACATCAGCGGTGCGGGTCAGACGGGTTCCTCGATCACCGTGGCTCCCCTTGGCGGCACCATCACTCGCGGCACTGTGATCCGACTGCCTAACGTGTTCTCTGTCAACCCGCAGTCTCGAGTGGACACCGGCAATCAGGCCTTCTTTGTGGTAACTGCTGATCTACCCGTTGGTGCAACCTCGATTCCCATTAGTCCTGCTATTGTGACCTCGGGTCAGTTCCAGAACGTGACTGCTTCTCCGACCAACGGATCGCCGTTTACGATTTTTGGCGCTGCCTCGACTGGTTACGACATGAATGTGTTGTATCACAAAGACGCGTTCACGTTGGCAACCGTGCCCCTGTACCTGCCGCAAGGTGGCAAGGGGGTGGTAGACGCCGCGCAGGAGTCGTACAACGGCATGACGATGCGCGTGATCGAGACTTACGATCCGATCAATGACAATTTCTTTATGCGCTTTGACGTGCTGTTCGGGTGGGCTTCTACCTATCCCGAGCTGGCTTGCCGCGTCTACATCTAACCAGGAGGCCAATCATGCCTATCACTCTCACTCGCGCTTATGGTGGCCTGGCCTCTGGCGCAATCTTTGTCGGCCCCAAGGACACCGAGGATGCACTGGTGTCCCAGGGTTACGGAGTCTCTCGTACGCCCGCAAGCAATATTAGCGGCGTTTTCGGTGAGTCGTCTGGAACGGTGGGCGGTAACGTAGTGGAATACTACAACCAGCTCGCCGGCAACCCAACGGTCCCGCAAGGCCCGCGGATTCTGCCGAATGTGCCCATCAACGGTTTTGCAACGCTCGGAACCTCGGCGGTGCATGTGGCGGGTACGCTGTACGTTTCGGAAATCTACATTCCTCACGTCGCGCAGTGGACGGGCATTAGCGTGCTAAACGGTGCTACCGCAGGCACGGATAACGTAATTGGGGCGCTGTATTCCTCGGACGGGGTGCTGGTTGCCAACTCGGCACTGGCCGGCACGTTGTCTGCTGGTGCCAACGCATTCCAGGATCTGGCGTTTACGTCGCCGGTTTTGGCTTACCCCGGTCGCTATTTCGGGGTGCTTCAAGCCAGCGGCACGACCGCTACGACTCGTCGGATTGCTGCGACGATGGGCGGACATGTGATGGCAACGACAGCGACCGGAACGTTTGGCACGCTGCCTGCAACCATTACGGTTCCGACCGCCGCCACTGCGGATGCGGGTCCGATCTTCCGGCTGTACGTGTAAGTAAAGGGGGCGGGGGAAACCCCGCCCTTTTTTTATGCTTACTACACCCGAGAACATCATTCGGCGATCCATGCGGCTTATTCAAGCCATTGGTACGGGCGAAACGCTGACTGCCGATGAAATTACGGATGGGCTGGATGCGCTTAACGCCATGCTGGACTCGTGGTGGCTTGAGCGCATGGCAGTGTTTGCCATTCAAGAGCGGTTGTTTGCCCTGACTGTCG